CACCGCAACGCAACCTCCAAAGCAAAGAAGGACTGACCTATGTCGCTCATCTCCGCGCCGCGCATCAAGGCGGTCATTCAATCGGAAGCATCCGGCACCCGCAGCCGCGAAAACGCCGTTGTCACGCAAGCAGGCTCTGTCCTCGCTTCGGGCACCGTCGTCGGCAAGCTGGCATCCGGCAAGTACGTGCCCTACGACAACGCCGGCAGCGGCGGTGCCGAGGTTGCTGCGGGCGTCCTCTACAACTGGCTCCCCGCCAAGACCGGTGACGCGAAGGCTGTCGTCTTCGTGCGCGACTGCGAAGTGCACCGCGCCGCGCTGGTCGGCCTCGACACCCCTGGCGAAGCCGACCTGAAGGCTCTCGGGATCATCGTTCGCGACGCTGCCGGCCTGGCAGGCATCGCCACGCCGACCCTCGTGTAAGCCACCCAACAGAACTACCGGAGAAAAAGCGAAATGGCATCTCTCGACATTTTCAACAACGACGCCTTCAGCCTGTCCGCGCTGACCGAAACGATCGTCGATATCCCGCGCGTGCCGACCATCATCGGCGACATGGGTCTGTTCGGCGAATCGGGCATCAACTCGACCACGATGATGATCGAGCGCAAGGGTGCGAGCCTGAACCTGGTGCCGAGCGCTCCGCGCGGCGGCGTTGGCCAAGGGGTGACCCGCGACAAGCGCAAGATGATCTCGGTGATCGCACCTCACCTGCCGCAAGCCGATTCGGTTCTTGCCGATGAAGTGCAAGGCATCCGTGCCTTCGGCAGTGAGACCGAAGTCGAGGCGGTGCAGACCAAGGTCGCCGAACGGCTCGGCAAGATGAAGGCCAACCTGGACCTGACGCTGGAATTCCACCGCGTGGGTGCCATCAAGGGCCAGGTCCTGGACGCTGACGGCTCGGTGCTGCACGACATGTACAGCATCTTCGGCATGACGCAAACCGTCGTGCCGTGGAACATCGCCACGGTCTCGGCCGCCGGCGACGTCAAGCAGTCGTCCATCGACCTGAAGCGCGCGATCCAGGCCGCACTCGGCGGACGCTCGTACAAGAACGCGCTGGTTCTGTGCTCGCAAGGCTTCTTCGACGACATGGTCAAGCACCAGTCGGTCGCGAAGGCCTACAGCAACTTCCAGAACACGAACTTCTTCAATACCGACCAGAGCGAGGCCGATTTCGCCTTCGCCGGCGTGACCTACCGCATCTACCTGGGTGGCACATCGGCTGGCGACTTCATCCCCGACGGTGAAGCCTACGGCCTGCCGATCGGCGTGCCCGGCCAGTTCATCACGCGCTACGCTCCGGCCGACTACATGGAGACCGTCAACACGAACGGCCTGCCGTACTACGCCAAGCAGGAACTGATGCGCATGAACAAGGGTGTCGACTTCGAAGCGCAGTCGAACCCGATCAACCTGAACACGCTCCCCGAGACCGTGTTCCGGCTGAAGGCCTCGGCTTCCTAAAGCCCTCACGCATGCTCGCTGCTTTCCAGCGCATGTCGAACGGAGTCCTCGCCCTCTTGGGTGAGGACTCTTTTCTGCGTGACAGCGAGCCCTGCCGTGTGAACATCGAGCACGGTGTTCAGACGATAGGTTCAGACGGCGAGACGGTGGTCGATCGCTCGATCGCCACGATCTCGTCGACCATGACCCCCAAGGTCGGTGACCGCCTGGTCCACCCCGACGGCATCTACCGCCTAGATGCCGAGACGGCCAACAGCGGCGTGAACAAGCGATTCATCCTGCTGCCGCTGGAGGTCTGATGGTCAGCCGCACAGCGTTCGGCGTCAAGGTCGACGTCTCGGACCTCGAAGGGTTCGCGAGCCATCTCGGCGACCTCACGCCGCAGGAGATCGGGGCCCTGCTGGTCGATGCCATCAACGAGACTGCGGACAGCGCCTACGACCTGGCGCGCAAGCGCATGCTCGCCGGCATCAACCTGACGGATGACTACATCCAACAGAAGATGAAGGTCGACCACGCCACCGCGGCGAAGCCGCAGGCGACGATAACCGCGTTCGGCATCACCACCAGCCTCTCGCACTACGGTGCCATGCAGTTGACCACGCCGGTCAACTGGAGCAACGAGCGCATCGCCGGTCTCGGCCACCAGTTCGGCAAGTGGCCCGGGTGGACGCGCCGCACTGGTGTCGCGGGTGTGGGCATCGCCGTCGACCGGAAGGCTGATGGCAAGTCGGTCGAGGTCACGCGCGGCAATCGCAAGCGTCTCGGCTCGCAATTCAGCATCCCCGGCAAGGTGGACAGCGAGGGCAACCTGCTGATCTTCCGCCGGCAGAAGGGCAGCGACAAGCTCGACGTGCTCGTTGGCCCATCGGTCTACCAACTGTTCCGCGTCGCGGCCGGTCTCATCGAGGAAGAGGTTGGCGACAACCTCGAGTCCGCAGTGGCCGACCTGGCGGAACGCCAACTCAGGAAAGCGCTCGCGCCATGACGAACACCTACACCAAGGCCAGCCAAGTGGCCGACGACATCTACGCGCGCCTGCGCACGATCCGCATCGCGGACGGCTTCGAGACCGACATCGGGCGCGACGTGAAGCGCGGCCGGCGCAAGCTGCCGGGCGACGACGCGCCGCCGTGCGTCGTCATGTTCGAAGGCAACGACGACGTGAAGGACCGGCCGGGGCGTATCCCCTCGATCAACGTGCAACAGGGTTACGCGATCGACGGGTTCGACAAGTGCGACCCCGACAACCCCAACGACCAGGCGCACAAGATGATCCGCGACATCAAGCGCGCGATCTTCGGTGGCGCGGACCCGCTGGCGAACCACGTTGGCAAGGTGATCTACCTCGGTCGCGACATCGGCCCGCGGCCGGACGGCGCGGCACTCGTGCAGGCGCGCGTGCTGATTGCAGTGGACTTCGTCGAGGACTTGACCAACCCCTGATGCGAAATTAGGCCGCAGCCCAATTTATCAACTGCGCAAGACACTGGCTCCGTTCAAACATTTGCCGTCCTGTGCGGCGCATCGAAGGAGCATTTCATGGCCGCACGTGGATTCTTGGGCGCAGGCGACGTCTACATCAACTTGATCGTCGCTGACGTGAAGCAGGGCATGAAGGGCCCGTACTACGCCAACAAGTTCGAAATCAAGCCGAACGTCGACAAGAAAGAGTTGACCAGCAAGGGTCGCAACGACTACGGCCAGGTGCTGGAAACCGTCTCGCTGCAAAAGCCCGCCGAATTCACCCTCGAACTGAACGAGGTGAACAAGGAGTCGATGGTCATCGCGCTGCTCGGCACTTCTGCTGCCAAGACGCAGGCCAGCGGGTCGCTGACCGCCGTGACGTTCACCGCCGCGCTCGACTCTTTGGTTCCAGTCGGCAAGGGTGCCCTGACCGGCGCCATCACGCTGACCAATACCGGTGCGACCGTCACCTACGTCGAGAACACCGACTACCTCGTCAACCGTCAACTCGGCTGGATCAAGGCGCTGTCGGGCGGCGCGATTCTCGACGCCGCTGCGCTCAAGCTGTCGGGTGCCTACGGCGCCATCGCCGGCACCGTGATCGCCGGCGCGACCAACACCGACATCCGTGCCGAACTGGTGTTCGACGGCATCAACCAGGCCGATGGTCTGCCGTGCATCGTGACCGTCCACGAGGCCGTCATCGCTGCCAACGCCGCGTTCGACTTCCTGGCCGACTCGTTCAACACCGTGAACCTGCCGGGCACGATGAAGACGCCGACCGGCATGGGCGAGCCCTTCACCGTCGAACTGCGCAGCGCCTAAGCGACGCGGGTCACCCCGCCAACAGGACCCGCCACGCCACAAGCCTGGCGGGTTTTTCACTTTCAGGAATAGCGCATGGCGAATTCGAACAATCGCGACGTCAAGATGACCCTGAGCGTGGAGACGCTCGGCACCGAAGACATCAAGAAACTCCAGACCTCGGTCGCCGACTTGGCGAAGCAGGGCGGCGCAGCGGCGCCGGAGTTCCAAGCGCTGGCCGACGAGATCGGCCGCCTCGGGGACCAGAGCGCTGCGTTGCAGGCGTTCCAAGCGCTGTCCAATGAGACCGGCGAACTGGTGGCGAAGCAGGACGCCGCGAGCAAGAGCGCCGAGGGCTACAAGGCCACCTTGGAGTCGATGAGGGCCGCGACGCTGGCCGCGACGGAAGCGCAGGCGAAGGCATCCGCGGAACTCGACGCGGCAAAGGTCTCCCAACTGGCCACGCGTGACGCCCTCGCGAAACTGACC